GTATTTTTTCCATTTTTTATCTTTCAATAACTAGATACTTTCTATTAAATAAATTGGTGGGGGTGGCTATCAAGGTCATTCTTAGTATATGTCAAATTAAAATTAATTTGAGTTAAAATTGTTTACCCTAGCCACCCCACCAAATAGATTGACATTTACTATATATATATACAACAAATATATTTAGTAATAGATATATAAAATATAACGTAAATTGTTTATTTATAACAACTTATGTTATAAATAGTACATATACTATTTATTATAGAAACATTATAATAAGTATATATATACTAGCAAGGTTTTTTTAAATAAAAATACTTTTTTATTTGTTCTTCTGGTATATAATCAGGAACATTTTTCATACAATTATCACATATCATACAGTTTTCTACTATATGATAATTGTTAATATCAGATGGTTTATCACATATAACACAAATACATTGTACACCATTAATTTCTTTCATTTTCCCAGTATATATTGAAGCACACATTAGATATCCCAACTAGGTAATTTTATATCTTTTTTAATAATATCAACTGAACATGAACCCATTTCAAGAAAACGATTAGTTTTTAATTTAACATCACAAGGATTACATTCACCATAATTATAACAATCTCTATAACAAATGTCTATTTTAAAATTATCATCAAAAATAGAGCTTATTGAGTGTTCATTTAAATACAAATCTCTATGACACTTATAAATATTACCTTCAGGACCTATAATCAGTTCACTTGTTTTACATGAAACCTTTGTATCTTGTTTGCCTTTAATACTATCTGGATATTTGAAGTGTCCAAATAAATGTCTATTATAGTAACCTAAATAGTCTTTAATAAAGAAATATATCTTAGCATTTCTACATTCTTCAGCTAATTTAAGGTTATATTCAGTATTCTGTGGAAAATTAATAGAAAATATACCTACATTAAAACCAAAACTTTGTAATACAGATGCCTTTAATACTGTATCTTCAATATCCATAAATTTTGGATGGAAACTAATTCTTATTGATTTATAACCTTTTATATCATGAGAAAACATATTCTCTGGTTGTACATTCTTTATAAAATCAGTTAAATCAAAATCTAAATTAGTAAGTAAATCTATAGGGTGATTTAATTCTTTTAATAGGTTATAAAATTCTTTATATAATGTCGGCTCACCACCACCTATTGTAATAGGTATATTTTTAGGTATATCTAGTCTATTTAAGAACTTTAACCAGTCTTTTGATGGTATTTCTGTTCTTGATTTTATTAAATTACTTGATCTACCATTAATACAGTAAGAACAATTTAACTGGCACCTTAAAGTTAAGAAAACTGGTATGTATGTTAAATTATCAGGCACAGATATTTTATGTAACATAAAAATTTTTGCCTTCCCTTATTCTACGATCACAAGTAACACAAACTTTAACCTCAACACCTATACAAGTAGTACTTATAAATACAGGTGGTTTATCTAAAGACTCATATACTTTATTACAAATAGAACATTTCCACGGATACCTTTTAATTTTTTTATTTTTCATTATTAGATTTTATGTGTTCGCTATCTAACTTATTCAAATCACACATTAATTCATTTAATCTTTCAGTTTTTTCTTCATGTTCTGGTAAACAACAATTTTTAAATTTAATACCAGAACCACAATAACACATATTATTTCTACCTGTTTTAGACTCTAAATTAACAACTTTATAAAGTAAATTAATTTGGAATACTGTTTCTTTACGAAGTTCTTGTTTATCTTTATCTATTTCATATAGACTCATTTTAATACTCCCATAGTGTTAATAATACTCTCGTTACTAGGAACTTCAAAAAACAAATTTAACTTATCTTGGTTTTCTGTTAAATGCCTATCTTTCCACATAAAATTATATAACCATAATACACAAGTATCAATATTACCTGCATAATGTGCAACCATAAAAGGCCAAGATGCTATACCTATATAACCTTTACTGTTTAATATTAAAGGTATACAATGAAAAAATGTATCTCTATCTGTATAGGCTGATATAACGTCATCTGTACCCCAATCTATAAACTCTTCTTCGCCACCAATAACTATTGGACTACCACCAAATTTTTTAATATCTTTAAATAGTAGTTTCCACCAATCTTCTTTAGGACTTCTAACATATTTCTCATCTTTCGACCAAGAACTACCACCTAAAGTATATGGGTATATAACTATAGGATTATGTACACCTTCTAATATATCTAAAGACCATTTAATGTCTTTATTATCATAAGGAAACTTATAATCTTTTTGAATAGGATAAGGTAATGGTGAATCATCTTCTCTCCAATCTACAAATTTTTTATAACCTTCCCCGTATGCTGGTAATCTATTAATATAAACTTTATCTATAATAGGTGAACGTTCTAGAAGCTCTACAATCATATAAGTAACACCTATATATGTATTTAACAAATACACATCAGCTTTATCTACATTTTCTTTATTTAATAAAGATTGTAAACGTGCTACATATGTTACACTATCTCCTAGACCACCACTAATTATTAAAGCAATTTTATTCTTATCGCCTCTCATTAATTCTCCATTATCTTTTTAATTTCATCTCTTGCTAATAAAGGTGCCATATCTTCTATTGGTTTTCCAAACACTAATTTTGGTAGTATTTGTTCACAAGGTTTTATTTTAATATTACAAAGTATAGGTCCATCATAGTCTAAAACATAATCAATAAAACAAATTTCACTATGATCATCAATCTCTATAACACGAAAACCGTAAGCTATAGCTACTCTAACAATATCAGGAAACCCTAGACCACCACTTGAATCAGATGCAGTATATTTAGAATTTAACCAAGTGTCTTGCTGGAGTTTAATCATACCATACTCGTTATTGTTCATCACGAATATTTTTATAGGTAAAGAATTATGGATTACTGTTTCTAATTCCTGTATATTCATACTCATACCACCATCACCTGTAATACATATTACTCTATTATTATGATTAACATATTGAGTACCTATACTGGCAGGTAGAGCATACCCCATAGGTGAATGGTTAAATGCACTAAATAATTTTTGTTTATGTCTCATTTTATATGCTTGCATAGTCCAAGTAAGAGTAGCACCAGTGTCTGTAATTATGGTATCATTATCTTTGGTTCTCTTAGAAAGTTCGTTCATAAAAACATAAGGATTAACACTATCTTTCCTATCATAGTACTCTGATAAACATATTGGGTATTTCTCTTTCCAAACTAAAATTTTATTTTTCCAATTACTTAAATCTTTAGTTTTAATTTTATACGTATTTATATTAGGTAAAAATTCTTTTAGATCACAACAAATTTTTAAATCTATTTCCACACCATTATTTTTATTCATCTCATTGTGATCTATATTTATAGATATTTTCTTAGATTTTGGTGAAAATTCTGAAGGATTGCTACCAGTTTGGTGTGTATCTAGTCTGGAACCGAAGTTTATGATTAAATCAGCGTTCTGTACTGCAAAATTACCATACCTATTAGAAGATACACCAAAACCACCTATAAGATTTAGTGTATCTTCATGAAATAAATCAACTGTAGCCCATGTAGTAACAAAAGGAATACCTGAATTTTTTAAAAACTTACACATTTCTTCTTCTGTGTGGCTAATCTTTACACCACCACCTATTATTGCAACAGGTCTTTCAGATTTAGAAATCAAACTTAACATATCATAAGTATTACTTATTAAAAATGTAGAATCAGAAAAGTCTTTTGATATAAATGATTTTAATTCAGAAGGGTTACCTATATCAACTCTTTGTAGATCATCTGGTATATCTAATACCACAGGTCCAGGATTACCTGAATTTGCTGTATGTATTAGTTTATCTAGTTCATACTTAATAGAATAAGGGTCTTTTAATAAAACAGCATATTTAGTAATAGGTTCTACAATATTTACAACATCCATTTCTTGGAAACCTAATTGTCTTACTTTTCTACCATTTTTAAGATGATTAGTTGGAGGTGCTCCTACAATGTATAATACTGGTATGGAATCAAAATAAGCACAAGCAATACCTTGTATTAGGTTAACCATACCAGGTCCACTTGTAGCAATAGCAACACCTAATTTGCCAGATACTCTGGAATAGGCTTCTGCTGCTATAGCTGCTCCTTGCTCATTTTGACAAGGTATTTCGGTTATACTTTTATTATTAGCTATGCTGTCTAATAAACCTACAACAGTACCACCGTTACCACAAAAAACATGTTTAGTATACTCTTTTAAATATTCTGCTATATAATCAGAAACTTTCATATTTATTCAGTGTCATCTTGTAAAGGACATAAATTTAATATTGTTTTATCTGAAATTACATAAACTGGGATTTTTAAAGTTTCTTTCTGTTCTGAAACAGGACACCCACAAATATAATCTACAACAAAATAAACTGTAGTATCCTCTATTAATTCATTTGTTACTCTTTGTAAATACGGACAACTAATACAACTACTGATAGATAATCTTTTATTCATATATACTCTCCATACTAAACAAAATTAATTCCACTAGGTTTCTTATTTACATACCCATCTAAAAATATATTACAAGCATCCATTCTACAGCAACCTTTACAATCTTTATTAACTTTAAAATCAGTTTTTAAATGTTCTATAATCTTCCAGTATCTTTCACTATTTATTATTTCTTCTATAGTATTATCATGAACATTACCCATACACATATCAGGATAATTACCACCAAAGAAATAACCACAAGGGTAACATCCGCCATCACCGCTTATTTCAAATATCAATGGTATTGCAAGACACTTATCATAAGGTTTTTCACCTTTAAGTTCCATTATATTCCATTTAGGTGTAATATCAGTATCCTTTGTACTCATACTTTCAGCTGTTTTTAATACATTAATCACATCTTCATCATTATACCTGTTTAAATCAAACTGTGTCATACCAGTTTCACCATCATCTGGTAAACTACACTGTTTAATAACAAAATAATCTACACCTGAATTTATTGCGAACTTAGATAATGGTATTATTTCATCAAGCATATTATTTGGTGTAAATACCATTTGAATACCTACATCACATTTAAGATTAAATTGTTTTTTCAATCTTACTATATCTTTAACATTTTGAAATACTATATCTCTTTTATTGGAATTATGTATCTTTTTATATGCTTCCTGAGAATAAGCACTTATATTAAAACGCATCCATTCACATGATTCTAGTACGGTTTTTTGTTTATATTCATTATCTACAAGAATACCATTAGTAGATATAGCCATACTTAAACCCTCATTTTTACCAACAGATAAAGCATTAAAACATTCTGGATTCATAGTTGGCTCACCGTCACCAATAAACCCTAACGATTTAACACCTGCTTTAGCTGAAGATTTAACAAGGTTGGTTATTAATGCATCTTTTTCTATACTAGCACCATTTAAATCTTGAAATTTACAAAATCCGAAGGAGCATAACATATTACAACGTTTTGTAAGACCAACATCTATGTGTATAGGTGAGATTCTTTTACTTTTATCAAAGTAATCTATTACTCTTTCCATGTGAAAAAGTAATTTTGTACTATCATGGTATCTTTTAGTATCAGTTGTAGTTTGCATGTTGGAATGTTTTTATGTTATGATTAAAAATTTAACTTGACATATTTCTCTTGATAATGATTTTCTGAAAGAGAGATTTCGACTAAGTTTATTATAACATAAATTTAAAATTTGTCAAATATATTTGTAATAAAAATTTGACTTGACACTTTAAGTCCTTATTATATAACTAAAAGCAGTACTAGGTTGCATATTATTATGAGCACTACCGCTACCTGTACTACTTGATGTAGCAGTAGTAGTATATATAGGAGAACCTCCAGCTAAACCCCCACCACATGCAGTACCTGATCTATAATTATAAGTATGAGTATGTGCAGGTATTTCAGCTGTTAATAGAGTGTGGTTCACTGTACCTGAAACACCTCCTAAACTATCCGCATTTGCACTTGTAACCCTATTTACACTACTACCACCCATATTATCTAAACCTATAACAGTTCTACCTCTTAAATCAGGTATAGTAAAATTACCGCTACTACCACCATAAGTATAGCCTATTACTGAAAATAGGTCTACATATGTTGAAGCAGATACTGATTGACCTGCACAAAGTAACCAACCACCAGGTGCTGTAGTACCAGCAAATAATATAATTCCACCTGAAGGACTAGTTGAACCTGTACCAGAAGAACCTGAAGCTTCTACCCAAGGTTTTACCAATATTTCATTAGTTCCAATAGCAAAGCCAACTAAAACAGCATTACCGTCAGGTTTATTTGTTGTTATTTCACCTTCTGTACTTGTTGATAAATAATAAGGTGCACTAACAGACAAAGACCAATTAGGATCAGATATCCAACCTGTATGTTGAGCATAACCGTCTTCACCACTCTGAAAAGCTGACCTAGTAAAACCTATAAATCTTGAAGAAGGATCACCTGTAGTACCAGCAATAGCTAACTTTATAGTATTATTTGTAGTACGATATACAACTTTATAAGCACCTAATGCTTCACCTGCTTGAGTCTTAATTGTAGGACCTTTACCTATCTGGTCGAAGTTATCATTAATAGGTGTTTCCCATTTATCAACTCCTTGTGCTACTGTCTCTAAACTATGATGTTTTGTAAAACTCATTTATTTCCTCTTTATGTTTTAATGATATAAGACATTGCCATATAAGGTTGCATATTATTATGCGTATTACCGCTACCTACAGAACTTGATGTACCAGTATTCTGAGTTTGTGGTGCACCACCTAAATTTCCAGCACCAACTGGGCTGCCCCATTGATTAGTATAAGTATGAGTATGTGCTGGCATTTCACTTGTAGTAAGTGTATGATTTTCAGTACCACCAGAACCACCTAAAGAGTCAGCAGCAGATGTAGTAACTACATTAGCACTACTACCACCCATATTATCTAAACCTATAGCACATCTACCTCTCATATCAGGCACATTAAAATTAGCTCCACTACCACCATAAGTATATCCTATTGATGAAAAAAGACCAGAATATGTTGAAGTGGCTACTGATTGACCTGCACAAAGTAACCAACCTGTAGGTGCAGTAGAACCAGCAAATATAATAACAGTACCTGTTGAACTACTACCACTACCTCCCCCACTTTGACCTGAAGCTTCTATCCAAGGCTTAATTAGTATTTCATTAGTAGATATAGAATAACCAACTAAAATAGCATCACCATCAGGTTTACTTGATGTTATTTCACCTGCTGTACTTGTTGATAAATAATAAGGTGCACTAACAGATAAAGACCAATTAGGGTCAGATATCCAACCTGTATGTTGAGCATAACCTGTAGCCCCATTTGCAAATGGTTCCCTAGTAAAACCTATAAATCTTGAAGAAGGGTCACCTGTAGTACCAGCAATAGCTTTTACAATTTCGTTATTTATTGTACGATATACAACTTTATAAGAACTTAATGTTTCACCTGCAGTTGCTTTTATTGTAGGACCTTTATCTATCTCTACAAAATTTGCATTGAGAGGAATATCCCAGTCATCTACACCTTGTACTACTGTCTGTAAATTATGATGTTTTGTAGCCATTTATTTCCTTTTAATATTTAATCATCCAATTAAGTGCAAGCCAAGGCTGCATATTATTATGAGCACTACTACTACCTACAGTGGACATATCTCTTGTATCATAAGCTGATTCTGCACCACCACTATTCCCAGCACCATTTCCATGCCCATAATTCTGTGTGTAAGTATGAGTATGTGCAGGTATTTCAGATTCTGACAGTGTGTGGTTCTCTGTACCAATAGTATAATTTAAACTAGTAGCACCTGATACTCTACCAGCAGATGACCCACCCATATTATCTAAACCTATAGATGTATACCCCCTCATATCTGGAAGATTAAAATTAGCCCCACTACCACCATAAGTATATCCTATTACATTAAATAAATCAATATAAGTAGCTTTATCTTTTGACTGACCATAACACATAAACCAATTTGATGGTACTGTAGCTGAACTAAACATCCTCATAGAACCTATAGGTCCTGGAGATTCTTCACTACTTACCCCATCAAGTTCTACCCAAGGCTTAATTAGTATTTCATTAGTTCCAATAGCAAAGCCTACCAATGTAGAACCAGAAGGTTTACTTGTTGATATCTCTCCAGGTGTTATTGCTGATAAATAGTAAGGGTCACTAACACTCAAACTCCAATCAACATCCTTAACCCACCCAGCATGTTGAGCATACGCATTTTCATTTAAATCATAAGATTCTCTAGTAAACCCAACAAACCTAGAACTAATATCACCTGTAGTACCAGCAATTGCATGATGTAATTTACCATCTGACTCTAAATATACAACCTTAAAACGTGATAATGTTTCACCAGCAATCCCAAAAACAGTAGGACCTCTATCAACAGCATCAAAGTTCTCATTAATAGGTGCATCCCAATTATCAACTCCTTTTTCTACTAACTCTAAATTAGAATGTTTTGTAAAACTCATTTATTTCCTCTCTTATTATCACATTACACTAAGTATATCTATTGATATATCAGTAGATGCAACAGATCTACCATAAGCCCCTCTAGAGAATACCTTAAATTCTATAGGACTTGATAATGAACCATTATCAGCAATATTTTCAACAGCAGTATACACATTACTTGTTTCTGTAGCACCCGCAAATGTTGTTCTTACCAAACTCCCATTATACCAGTTCTCAATAATAATATCAACATATTCTTCACCAATTGGAGTTCCTTCTTTTACTGCGTACCCAAACCCTTGTCTACCAAAGCCTGTTTGTTTATTTACCAATGACCATGTTATAGTTATATCATTTTCAAGAGATATTACGGCACTCTTATGATGTACACCACTACTGAATAATTGCACAGAAGATGGTGGATGTGGTCTATGTGCTTTACCTTGAACAGTCATAGACCAAGGTTCTATTTCAGATATGTCTATTTCATTTTTAAATATGTTAATAGGAACAGCTTTGAAAAATAAATTAGTACCAATTTTACCTTTTCCTAATGTAAAATGATCTACATTAGCCATTTGATAAACAGTAGAACCAACTAAATGTGTAGTTGTTTCTGTACCGTGCCTACCCCTTATAAAATTAGAAAATTCATAAGTATCTGTACTGACTAAATCAGCATCTTGAACCATCATATACTCATCATCAATTATTATTGAATTAATACCAGAGAACATTTCATTTCTAGTTGAACTTACAAAACCATTCTCGCTAGGTATCCCTGATATATCTACTTCTACTGTTTGATTATCTAACCAATGGTCTGAATCCATTTCTGATTTTAATACACCAACTGGTGGATGGTGTCTGCTTTCTAATAGTAATTTATAACTTATACCGCTATCAGTACTATAATACAAGTCAACACCTATAGTATCCTCATGACCTACACCGTATAATAAAGCTAATTCCAAAACACCTGTATCTGTTAACAATTCAAATGGTGTTTCTTTAATAGTAAACCCGACAATATTAGATAGTCCTGAAGCATAGGGTTTTTCTGGTGCTGCTAATGGCGCTGGTACTGTATAGTCTACAGGGTCAAATATATAATCAGGCTCTTCTTTACACGAAACACTTAAATTAAAATCAGTTTTTTCCTCTATAAGCTGAACTCTAGCTCTTAACCAATTTATATTAGCAT